CTACGGTCATGCCCTGGGCCGGGAACAGATAGATTTCGCGCATAGGAGCGTACCGTATCGGAGTGGAATTGCCATCAGAGTCTTCGATCTTTACTTGGAACACCCAGACTTGACCGTCTTCATTCGGATTCGGCAAATTTGATACAGCGACCTGCATCGACAGTGTGTTATTCGGAGCCAGAATGGGTTTGCTTGGTTGCTCCGGAGATATGGAGGGTTCAACCACAATGAATGGATCTCCTGCGTGGGGCGTAACGAGAAATTGTCCAACAAGGTTCATCGTATCAAACAACCCAGATCCAGGACTGCTCTCGGTTATGCTCGCAACAGCCTGTACGTCCCCCTCATCTATGCCGCCAGTCATCATAATCAGATGACCTTTTTCAATCCCCGTGTCCCCTGTGGGGAAATATGGATTAGGGATCGACGTATCGGTTAACGAGGTCGCGGTGAATGTGGCGGAGTTCCGCATCACTAGCAGGTCCCCGATGGCCAGCAGAGTCGTCAGGTCCGGTAGCGTTTGGCCCGCTGAGTTCGGCCCAATGGTAAGGGTAAACATCCCGGTTCCAATATCGCTTGCACTGCTATGGAGGATCGGGAGATTCAGAACGGGCAGCTCCAGTGTGTAATCGTATTTTGCCAAGAGCATAACCACGCGTCCGGCCCACTGGTCTGTGGTCATACCCGCACCGCCAATAGTTACGGTGCTCGCGCTGACGGCCTGTACTTGTTGAGCCCAGGGACCTCCGTGGACTTCCTTAAACCACTGAACGCCAAGATGGTCTGCCACGGCATCCGGGCCGCCCGCAGTGTTCTCGGCGAACGCCGTGATGACGGCCGACGTCACGCCGGAGGCCACGCTTTGATTTTGATGCCAGCCCCCGACGCCGCCAGATGGGGACGCCAAGTAAACATCACCGCCATTTGCACCTGTCGGCCAGGCAATCGTCACTGCGATTGAACCAGTTCCGCCGGACGGGATAACGACCGGAACAATGTTGGAGAAGTCCGTGTTTCGATATGGTGTGGCTGTGTCGAAGGCCGAAACCGCCACTTCGTAGGTCCCCTCTGGCAAAGACCCAGCGGTTCCAACAACACACGATATAACCGGAGGTTGAAGCAACTGCGAAGTCAGTGTGATAGGCGGAATCCCTTTAATCGCAACCCCGACAGTGGGATCGCCATGCCCATCCGTTCCATATACGGGCTGCAACCCAAATGTGCCTTTTCCGCTTGCCCCTTTCGGATACACTGCATCACCGACCAACGGAACTGCGTAGCCTGGAGACCAGGGATAAGGCAATCGTGGCCCCGAAACGAATACAGGATACGCAACTGCTTGGCTGATCTGAACTTGATTCTGCCCTGCCTGGTTCACAGAACAGAACTTGAAATATACCGTCGTTCCGATGACTGAAGCGTCGTAATTCCACTGAAACAACCCTGAATCCAGAACACAGAACGGCGCGCCAACCGCGTGATTCCTTCTATCAGTTCCATACACCCCGCGACGCAGGTATGTCAGGGCGTAGTGATATGCGGATACCAGGTCTGCTGTTTTGTAGGAAAGGATCTCAGAATCGACAGCGATCAGCGAGACGAAAGCATCTGCTTGCGCTTGTGTATAAGAACTGAGCTGCCCGAAGCTCTCTGTGAGATCCACCTTCAAATCATGTGTAGTTGTATCAGGATCAGAACTCCATGCTAGAGCAGAAGAAAGTGTTCCCATCGTCGCTGCGCCTGTGGATAGACCCAAGAACGTGTAAGAGTTCCCTCCGTCGGTGGACACGTAAATTGCTGCGCCGCCCCAGTTGATAGTTCCGCTCAGGGCAATCCCAAGAGTGTACTCATTCCCCTGTGTGAACTCTGCCGGAAGTTGTATGAACATCGGCGTGTTTACTGGACCGGGAAATGCAAAGAAACCCACCTTGGGGGCAGACTGTTGTTTGGCGTACAAAGTCGGGGCGGAGCATGACCATGGGTAAGGTTCTAAAGTGAATTTCAGGGCCAGGTTTTCATCTTCTTCAATAGAAACAATACGAAGAGGCTGGGGTGTTGATCCTTGGAAGATGTAGTCCTCTTCCAACGTGAAGAGGTCCATTGGGTCTAGTCTTCCGAAATGAATCGGTAACGTCAGTTCAAACTGCCCCGCGCCTTCAATGTAGACCGCGCGCCGTACTATCGTCGCTGCCACCTGACTAGCAATAGCCTGATGGCAGATTGAGTGCATACTGACTGAAGACTTTGGACGACGACCATAGAGCTGTATCTGATTGAAATCCTGTTCCGTCGCGGGCGTCTGCGCATAAGACATCGCGCGATTCACCCACTCCACCGTCACTTCATTGTTTACGTCCCGAACGTCTGGGATCTTCTTCTTGACAGGTTCCTCTCCTGGTTGGCAGATCAAGTCGTCGTCATCCACGTCGTACTCAGGCTGCGTGTTCGGGGTGAACGTGAAACCATTCGCCACCGCTGTCGTGTCACCATAGGATCGGAACTTCAACATCCCTTCTGACCAGAAGGCATCAGCGTTCGCTGCTAAGAGCAAGTCGTTGATGATGGTCCGTGCATCGGATTGCGTATCCAAAGCAGGGGACAGCAAGATCCCATTCGCAGCGCAATATGTGTACAACTCCCCTGCTGATCCCAATCCGAACGTTTCGGAAGTAGAGGGGAGATACGCAGAAGAAAACCCCAGCACGCCGTCTAATGAATTTGTAAGGATGTCATTGATGATGTCGGCAGGATTTGCGTCCGCTCCACCACCCGGAAACGTACAGCGGCCCTGAATTTCAAAGCTGAGATTGGGAATGACGCCTGCGCTTCCTAGATCAAACAGAGCGCTCCCGACATACGCCAGTTGCGTATAGCCCAGCGCCTGACCCGGGAAGTTGGAAATCATCCAGTTCCACGGAGCTTGCCCCGCAGCGCCATTGAACAAGACAAGATTCAGGTGGGTGAGGGGATCCGAGGTCAACGAAAAGTTGTTAACCATGTACGTGTAGGAGATCGACATCACCTTCCCGGCATCCGCTGCCGAGAACTGGTAATGTGCTCCAGACACATCCACGTTCAACGTGTACTGTCCCGCTCCAGGAGAACTGGGAACCAAAGACATCGGAGTCTGCTGCGTTCCTGTGAGAGTTGTTGGAAGAGGACGACCGTACTCGTCAGCAATCTCTGAATAGGAATCTGCTCGTGTCACTCCGTTGTTCAAGTACCAGACAGCTCCTCCTTGAGGAGTCGTGTACGTGTAGCTTGATCCTGCCACGGTGTACTGTGCGGGAGGAGCGCCGCCAGGACCACCGACGTAAGCAAGGTTGTACTGGTCTTTGTCAGACCAGACGGAAAACACTCCGTCGATAGGACCTTGGCAAAGCCCAATCAGAAGCGCACAGAGGTAGTCGTACTGCTGCTGACCCCCCTTGCCGGATTTCAGTTTCCCACCGCTAACGGGTTTAGCATCCCACGCTCCAGTCCAGATCGTATTCACCGTAACGCGATTGCGCCCATAGACGATGGGGATCACCTTGCCCGCCAAGCTTGTTGAGACTCTGTAGCCAAACAACTCGGTGGATTGAAGCGCGTTGGTGTTTGAAGGCTTGAAGAGGGACATTTTAGACTACTAACGAATTAGTTCTCAAAACCCCTAGGACCGTCTACTGGTACGGAGGGTAGTTTACCCTTACCCAGACTCTTACGACGCGTCCTAGCGACCCGTAGGCCCGAGAAAACGATGTTTAGGGGCGTTTCCTAGAGAGATCCTGCAGTGTCCTAGAGAGATCCTGAAGCGAAAGGACTGAAAAATCGGACTTCATGTCCCGCCAAAGGCCATTGTCGAGCGTCCCCATACTGTACCGTGGACCCAAGACCAAAAGCATGCGCGTGGATCAACCGAGGCCAATGCACGACTAGAGCTGAATGGCTGAGCGCTCTCCCCTTACGAAACACAGCTATATCTGCGGGTTGTGGAGATTCGACTTCAAGGTACACTGATCGGATGAGATTCAAGAGAGGTTCGGCATCCGCCATCTTGTGCATGAACCAATCCAAGGGCCAATGTTCTGGAAGCGCGGGAACTGGAATGCCTAGTTTGCGGTAACTCTCCCAAATGAACCGTGAGCAGTCTACTCCGCCTTGCGGACCTTTGACGGCTGCATTCATAGCGAAGGGCGTGCCCATCCACGTGAACGCTTCTTCGAGAACCAATGCGCGTAAAGGCATTACACTGCACCTTGTTCTGGCGTTGGGATATATGGGCAACCTGCATATCGGATTGCATAGCTACCGCCGAACTTCTGCTGGCAAGTAGTCATTTGTTTGTCACATCCGGGAAGCGCCTGAAACGTATCACTTGCGGAGGGCGCTACTGGCAGAGGAGGGATCACCGTTATGATTCCGCCGCTTCCAGGGTTCGTATATAAGCTCACGAACCGGGAAAGTCCGTTGCAAGCGCCACTTGTGAACTTGATCTGTCCTTGGCTGAACCAGCCGCTTGTAGGAACACTTGGCGGAGGAGTGCCCTGAGAGAGCCCATTGCCACTTAGTTCATAAGCAGTTCCAAAAGGAATCGGAACAGGGTTTTGTAGGAACTCATCTCCAGATGCCACTCCCACGTAGCAGTTCCATTGCGTTACGCCGGTTATGCTTGGGTCAGTTGGGGAATCCACAACCAAAAGTCCACGATGACTAGCAATACCCAAGTAAACTTCCGGTGAAGGCAGCGACTCCCCGACGTTTCCCACGTAAGTTGCCTTCACGAAATAGGTTTCCGCTGGCAAGTTCACGCCATCTTGGGAATCATCTTCACTGAGTGCCGGACCCGCCGTCGGCGCGGGAATAGTTCCTTTTTGCGTAAGGTTGGTGTTGATCGTAACGGTTGACGATCCCGATTGAACGACTCCAGCAACTAGCCATGCGCTTGATAACAACGTACATCCTGCATCAAACAAGACGTGACGACATCCCGGTGTGTAAAGATTACGCGGATGTGGGGAACTTAATAGCGCCAAAGGGCATTTCACGGTGAGAACGGCATGAGCACGTCCAAGTTCCTCAACTTCCGCTACTTGCCCATAGAACCAGTTCATTGTTCCGAGCGAGAGGTCCAGTGGATTTGCGGTCTGAGCAAACAAGCGGTCTACTGCTACCGTGGCTCCACCGAAGTATCCTTGCTCGATCTGCTGCAAAACTGGAACACCGTTGACTGTCATTAGCGGGTTTGCGCGTAACGTCATGGATATCTGCGCCACTTCCAACTTGAGTGCCTGCTTCAGTCGGGAGCGGTCCAGGTAGGGTCCTGATGCTGAATACGTCTGTCCACTAGCACGTGTGTTGCCTCCGACGCTGGAGCCTGAATCATATATGCCTGTCGTTGGAAACGTAATCGGCAACGGCCACGCAGCCCATCGTAATACTACTCCGCTCACCAGAGTGATCGTGTAGAGGTCGATGACGTAGTAGTGACCACCCCTGCCAGACTGGCATAGGTCATCGAGGAAGGAAGCCAGCCCGGCAGAAATCAGGTTTTTCATTCTAGGCAATCCGGGAGTTCAAAACTACGTCTCTTCGATTCGGTGAATGATGGTCGAGGTGAACCCACAGAAGGAAGCCAGTCGCGTGCAAAGGACGGCGACCTTGGCTTCGACTGTGGGGACTCCTTGGTTGTTCTTATCTTCGGGGCATTCCCCAAACAACTGCGTTTGGATGACGCGAAGGTTGCCATCCAATTCACCACTCCACTTCAATGCTTCATTGAGACGATTCTGAAGTGAAGGTTGATTGATAGAAGCCCGTGGGCCTTCCGTTGATATGTGCGAAGAAGGCATCCAGCCTCGGATCGCAGTTTGATTTTGTTTCATAATGTCGAGATCTTAGAAGTAAACAACCTGAAGCTTAACACTTGATGCTGAGAATAGATTCTGAACGAACTGCTCCGTCGCCAAACTGTCTTCAGAAAATCGTACTGTGTAGAAATATGAACAATCAACTGCGACAGCATACCCGTTTGCAGGAGCACTGGTAAAAGTCAGCAACCCAGCCGTGCTCATGGACCAACCTGAAGAAACCACAGCGCCGTTCACATAGACTGATACGGCAGGTGTTTCTGGTTTGTAGGTTGCTGTGATGCCATCGATGGCAAAGATCGGGCGCAATCCTCCGAGCCAACTACGGAAGAACTGGAACGTCTTGGTGCCTCCGTCGCCCGTCCCGATGACGTTCTTTCCAAAGACTGGCGTTAGGCTCGTATTGGCGGCGTTGACCTGGGTATCATAGTCGCTCGGGTCCCAGTACAAGAAGGAATCGTATGCTCCTATACGCGCTTCATAGAACCCAACGAGTTCTTGAATCTCCCCTTTGGTCAGGTCTGCAACGTTGATCGGGACTTCAATCTCGGGTAGAGGGTATGGGTAGTTCGGGATGCGAACTTCCTTGCCTGAAGCTGAATGGCTGACTATGGTCGAGAAGTGCGGATTCCGCTTGGTGGGCCAGCCTTCACCGTACAAGATCGGGAATATGGAGACGCTCATGCATAACTCCTAACCCGACCATCACGAATGAGACGCTGGAAGTCTGCGAGTCCACGTGAACTGCTTCCAGGAGACTCGCCGGGAGCTGCGTGATAACTGTAGCTCTGGGTGCGGTTCCCGCCACTGTTGTAGTTCTGGGTTTCTTGGCGGTTTAGAACCCGCTCTCCGGGGTGGAGTATGCCTAAGAACGGACCGCCAGACTGGGGAAGCATACCACCTTTTTCAAATGCCATTGCGCCCGCGAACACCGCAGCCGCCTCAGCAGCACCGACGATCACGTTGAAGGGAGAAGGAAGGTCTCCTGCGGATTTGTATGCTTTCGCAGCTGCGGTCTTGGCAGCACTCAGTCTCTCCTTGTCATCAAGAGCTTTATGTGTTGCAGTAGCAATAGCATGTTGTACTACGCCCATTATCAAATTGCGAACAAAAGATTCCATCATGCCTTGCCAAGCACTCTTCAACTCTTCTGCCATTTTCTTGTGACCGGACAGCATGCCCGCAACCAGATCAGCGGATATGCTTCCGACACGATTGGACACCTGAGTCCACATCGCTATCATAGTAGCTCCCGCCTTAGCATCTTCCGCCTGAATCTTTGCGTTGGCCAAATTGTGTGCTTGTGCGACCTTCTGCATTTCTGCTTCAGCCTTAGCCATGTCTTCGGTCTTGACGCCGGGAGGAGCTGCTGCGCTAGCAACTGCATAGCGACCCATCGCCGCCTTCATTGCAGCGTTGTACTCAGCGGTCTCGACTTCCTTGAGCAGTTCGATACGCTGCTTCAGGTTGATTTCACCGTCTTTGTACGCCGCGTCAATAGTCATCCGACGCATTTCAGCAGAGTACTTCACGTAAGTGACTTCGGCATCGGATTCTATCTGCGATACACGCTTCTTCTCCTCCATTGCCTTCTTACCTGTAGCAAGTTCCTTCTCAAACGCCTTCTGGTTCTCCTTATCAACATCTACCCAGAATTTTGCCAAGAAAGTTATGCGTTCCTTTTCGGCGTGCTGATCCTCTTCTGTAACACGTGCCTGGAGACGGGCATTTTCTTCGATAGTTTTGTCCGCTGCTGATCGAAGTTCTCCTTGAAGTTTGGTGGTTTTGGCTCCTCCTCCGCCCGGCAAGGTTGCCTCTAAAGCAGATTTCTTGCGGATAGCATCCTGCTCAATCTTAAGTTCTTCGTTGTTCAGATTGATTAGACGTGTCAAGTTGGCGTCTGCAGAGATCTTACCTAGCTTCTCTTCTTCTTCATAACTGATACGTTTGAGTTCCAGTCCTGCTTTCTGGTGAGCGGCATCAGAATCGATGATGGCTTGTTGCGTTGCGATTTCTGCCGTCAGTTTGCTTTTGCCTTCCTTGGTAGTGTCCGTTTCCCCCGTGGGTTTGTGTTCTTCTCCCTTTGCCCAGATGTTGGAAAGAGACTGGTAACCATCCAGCACAATAGACACCATTCGGGCAGCGTGCCGCTGGGCCTCTGCCTCCATCTTATCGTTACCGGCCTTTGCATCAGCAGCAGCCTGTGTGATATTGCCTTTGGCGAAGTCCAACGTGACTTTGCTTAGAGTTACGACTTCCGTCCAAGTAGTAGTGATTGTGTACCGAAAGGATTCCGTGATATTGTCCCAGCCCACTTTTACTGCTTCCATCACCGTCATTAACGTCCGGAGCGCTCCCGCAACGGCAGGAAGTATTTTGGCGGAAGCTTCTTTCCATACTTCATGGAGATCTGCTTCGGATTTCTGGAGATCCATCGCTGCCTGAATAGAACCCGCCATAGCAGCCGCAGCTCCGTGGTGAGATTCCATGTTAGCTTGTAGCTGAGTGCCTTCATCCTTCAAAAATGCTACCAACTCAATGACATTGCGACCTGCCACACGACGAGCGTTTGCCAGGTCTTCTTCTGTTTTGGTGCTATTTGCTAGATGGATTGCCATTTGCTGTTCTACATCAGCAAATGAAAGCGTTCCAGCCGCAAGCGCAGCAGTGTCTACACCCAATGCCCTAAACGTTCGAGAAGCTTCGCTGGAAGGATCTTTCGCCTGTTGCATGGCGGCGGACAACCGCATCACGGTCATCTGGAGGTTGACGCCCTTAACCCCCATACGATCCATTTCCATCTCAAATTCCGCCAGCTTTTCGGCGCTCTCTCCTGTGGCAGTTGCCATGTGCCCAAGTTCAATAGCCTCATCCTTGGTCTTGTCAACCATGTGCTCCAGAAGTCCAGCGACTATGGCAAAGCCAACCAGTTCACCCGCTCCTCCAAGGATTCCAGCAATGCCTCCTCCTTCAGCGGCGGCAGCAATCGTTCGTCCTAGAGAGATTACAACTTCCTTTTGCTTTTCAGCCGCAGTCACAATGCGTGCCGCTGCTGCTTCCTCTGCTGCCGCTCGTGATGCCGCTGCTTCGGCTTCCCGTGCAGCATTTTCTTCCAATGCTTCTATCCAAGAAGCCTCGACTGCCTCTTCTTCGCTACGAATCCGCCCGAATTGCGTAGCATTTGCCTGGGCAGTCTGCGCGAAGGCCTCGCTATTAGCCGAAGCAGCGGCATACGCCGCCGCTGTCTGGTCTTGAGCGATGATCTGTACAGAAGTGACTAGATCCGGCATTTGGCATCCATGAACTTAGGGGTCTTGTCCCGGTAGTTGTCACCGGGGACTTGGATCGGAAACCGCATCAGCGGACGGGCAGGTTTGTTGGAAGGCGCAAGATTCGGGATAGACATAAAGTCTTCCATCTTGCGAGGTCGTATACGATTCGAGTCTTCGTAAGGACCTCTTGAAGCTGCAACTCCCTTGGGATTGAAGTAAGCAGAAAGAACTACTTCGTGCGTAGGCGGATGTTCTTTCCAATACTCCAGCAGACTTCTAATCTCCCAGAGGTCCATGCGCCCTACCTCGCGCATAGGAATGCTTAAGCCGGTAGCGACCCGGGAGCAGGTGTTTGGCCAGTCGAAGGATTCGCTCCATCTCCGCTGGCTTGAAATTCCCCCGGATTTTTGATCTTCTTTGTATCACCAGAAAGGGCCATCGCAGCGTAGAAAGAGGACTGGATGTTTTCCTGGGAAATGAAATCCGAAATTTCTTCATCCGTGATTCCTGGATAGTTACGGCGCAACGCGACTGCCACTACTTTCTTCATGGAAGCGCGGCGGCAGCGAATGTCGGAAGAGTGAGCACGAAACCCTTCTGTATCCAATGCCATGATCTCCTCGACGCGCTTGAGACCCGCTGTGCTGGTTGCCAAGTCTATTTCATCTGCCAGCGTTACCGCCTGATCACACGTGATTGGCGGTACGATCAGAACATCGTCTCCGTACTCAAAGCCTATTCCGCGAAAGCGGACCGGGCGCTTGAAGTCTGTCATTTCAGTACATTCTCCTTAACGAATTTTGTGAATCCAAATCGATCCAGGCCCCAACTGGACGGGCAACTTAGAGTCTGCTAGCGCATCTGGGACGCCTTCCTGCGTACGGTCATGCCCGCATAATAGCAACCGCGTCTTGGGCAGCCATGCCTTGATGTCTGCTAGGCAACCACTACGAGAATGGTCTCCGTCCAAGAACACCATGTCAACGGACCTGTCCGCAAACTGGGAAGCAGCAATTGCACTATCTTCAGCAATAACCTTCAGGTTCTTGAAGTGCCCCACGTTAGCAAGGAACTGCGTATAGACATTTTCGACCAATGCCTCCAAATGCGTGGTCTGCCGTTCTGTAAGACTACCCTTGAAATGATCCACAGCATGAACGGTCCCTTTACAACCACTCAGTAGTGCGTGCGTGCTGCGGCCTTTCCATGAACCGACTTCCACAACGTTCTGCATCTCCTTTGCTCGCTCGTAGAGCCATTGGAGTTCCGTTGGGGACATCCACCCTTCGATGTCCGGGGATTCGTACCTGTCATGAGCATACTTGTCCTTCTCTCCCGGACGCCCACCCGTCACTTTCTGGATCACGTCCTTCAGCATTGCTACTTTTTGCTGTTGGGTGAGGGTGTATTGGTGGAAGAAGAACGGAGCGCCACGCAGCCCCAACTTCTCATGGAGGTCCAGTATGGTGGTTGCCTTCAAACCGTACCGGGAGATGTTACGGGAGAGCGTGTAGTCGTCGATGAAGTGTTCGGGCTTGAGACCAAGCGAAATTTCATTTGGAGTGGGGCAGATGTTGCTAAGGGCTTCAGCCAAAGGAATTTCTAACGGATTCCAAACGTCCAGACACCAGTCGCTGGCCAGGGTCAGCCAATTGGCTGCGCTCCAGTTGCGACCGTCTCGCAGGAAGTACTCGTCCACCTTCCAGCGCAGCGTGGAGAAGTCGTGTCCGTGGTGCAGGACAGTGTCCTTGGGAATCAGTGTTGTGTAGTCAGGCGCTTCTGGATTTATGAAAGCGTCGCCATCCACATACAAGGCCCAGTCGCATCCCGATTCCCGCGCCAGTTCCTGACATTGTAGCTTCTCATAGGTGACCGGCCAACCAGGGAACTTGCGTTCCTTAATGATGCGAAAGTCTGCTCCAATCTTGTCAGCATACAATGCCAAGAATGGATACGTTAATTCCGTAATCTCGGGGGCGTAAGTGCCCCCGAGATTGAGAGTGAAAAGAGTTTTCTTAATACGGTTCATTTGGTTGTAAATCGCTCACCCGACGCTGTCGACGTGCACTTCGCCGATGTAGCCAGTTCCGTTGTCGAAATACGAAAATTCCCAATCAGGAATCGCGAAGTCTGTGTTTTTGAACCCCAGACTCAGTTTGCTGGACATGCAGCAGTACAGTTCCAACATAAAGTTCTGTCCCTGCCACTGGTTGTTGTAGAGGTAGACTCCAAACGTGGGGTTAGACCCCATTGGGAGGTTCGGGATCTTGATGTAAGTGCCCGTGGTGTTGTTGGCCGCCCATACGTAGTATACCAACTTGGGATTGGTATCGTTGGCATTCACCGTGTAGATACCCGTGGAGTTGGCATCCAAATGGTATTGACCTGCGGCGGGGGAAGTGTTGTTGGCTACCTTTGTCATCATCAGACCCGTCACGGTATCCATGATCCCTAGGTCAGCCTGGTAAGTGTTGGCCCCGTTGTGCGCCACAGTGAATGTCCCCGCAGCCGGAGTTACGAATTCACCTGGCATTCCGGTAACGGCATTGACCGCCATGGTCTTCTGCCCCCCTGTCACAAAGCTACCGCCCCACAAGAGATTGAAGATCGCGGCGTTGAAGCGTGCGAACTTCGCTTTGCAGGAAGTCTTCATTTCCGTGGAAGCCGACGCCACGGGAGCACGAAGTTTTCCGTACAACTCCTTGATGCTCTGGGACATGTCAATGGAAACGTCCTGAAGAGTTGCAAACTCATAGGGCGTGGGATTGGCCGTTGCGAACGAAGATCCGGCTGCTGGAACGAAAAACAAGTTTCCGGAACCGAACTCATACGTGTTCATTGTACTGCTCCTACTATTTCAGTGCCGGACGCTTCCGGCCGGAGGCCTGCTGACCTTGCGGATCAGCGGCACATGTAAGCGTAAATTCCTTCCACCTTGGAACGTTCAGTGGGAGTGAGCTGTACGTTGCACTCGACCTTGCGCTCCAGTGCGCTTAGGAGCCGCAACGTATCATCGCTCAAGTCCTTTCCACTGACGCGGATCTCTTCAATCAAGCCTCCGATAGCGTTACCATTCATCGGAGGTACACGGGGGTTTCTCATACAGTAATTATCCGGATTGGAACTGCTGCGTAACTGTGGGGCGCTAGAACGCCTTCGTCCTTCTCGATAGCTCCAGCAAGGCAGACTGATTGCACACCCTTAATTCCCAATGTCTGCCTTACAGCACCGACGCCATAAGGCGCTACAGCAGGAGCAGGCAAAGACGGTGGAATCTGAATTGTGATGTAATCCAAGATATTGTTCAACGGAGTTGCAGGTACGAAGATCGGATCAGAAGTCGATGCTACCCAAACAAGCGCCGTCACGTTCAACGCCCACACATAAGGCATTCGGGGGTCTGGTCTTGAAGCACCTTCAGGGTTTTCATCTCGTTCTAGTTGGATCAGTGCAGGGGTCTTGTTCTCGCTTAAGAGCTGAGAGAAAGGCGTTGCACGACGTGTGGAGAAGACTAGCCCAGGAGCTTGCTTCAGCAAGGAAAACAGCGCAGCGTAAATGGTCTCACGGGAAGATGTCACTTGTATGCCTCAGCCAATTGTCCTTCAACCCAAGCACGGATCTTACCATTATTCAAATTCTCCGTCAAAGACCTTCGCAGGAAACTACGCTCACGAAACGTGACGTTGTGGGATTGAACATTCCAGGAACTCACCCTTGCGGTTCGTCCTTTTCCAGGTCCACGTCCCCAATGCGCTGTATGAGCAGAAATTGTATAAGTACCGCCGAACTCATGCACAGCTCCATACTTGGCAGTGCTCCCAATGCCAATGGTTCCGGTTATGATTTCACCGCCGTCCGCAATCGGGATCATCTCTATTCCGCCAAACATCCCCGGTCCGATGATGTTGCGTATCAGGTTGCCTGTCCGTTGATGGAGCACCTGACCATGCAGTCGATTCTGAATTACGTCCGCTTGAACTCCCACAGTCGCTGCGTCAATGCCCTTGACCAAAGCAGCATGGAGCTTGAAGCGATGTGCCTTCAGCCCTTCAGGGACGTTGTTCTCGACGGTGAGGGAGATGCTCATAATTCTGGGATGGGAATGATTCGGTAGTGCTCAACGACCTGCTTCACTTCACGTGGTATGTCGAGCCTTTGGTACTGAGTGGATTGGCTTGCGCCTCCGCCCATACTGATCGAGTCCTGGTCGATGTGCATCTTGCGCGTGTACCGTTGCGCTACCAATTCAATGCAAGCCTGCGCCATGTCTTCCGGAACCGTCACCCATCCATACGAGTATTGAACTCGGACGTTCTGGTAACATCGTGGGAACACCCCTGCTCCTGAGAACATGGACGCCATTGACGTAACGGGATAACTGTTGCCAACCAGCATGATGGAGTACCCATCCGTCACCCAACCCCCTTGAATCCCGTCGGGAGAAGGCAGCACAGTGGCGGTGTTGACCGTGACACTGGTGATCGAAATAACAGGCCAGTACTGCAAAGCCAACCGCGGAGTTCCCGTGCCGTTGCGCACTTCGGTCGCTGTTACCGGCAGAACACTATTGCGCCGCATCAGCGCCATCATCAGCGTGCTGCATGAAGAGATGAGTCGAACGAGCGTTGTATCGGTAGCGAATAGAGCTGTCACAACCGCAACGGTCTCTCCCAGAGGAACAGTTGCGACAGACTCTAATAATGTAGCCCATTCACTAGCCGTAAGCGCTGCCCAAGCGGCAGGCGTCATGGTCTCCCAAGTTGGATTTGGAAGGATGATAACTGTCGGAGCTTCGGTGTAAAGTCCTCCGGACGTAACTGCAACGGAAACTACAGCTCCTCCCATGACCGTGACCGTTCCCAGCACAAGACCACTGCCGATTCCGGTTCCCGGAACGACGTAAGCAACGGCTTGGTAAGTGTACCCAGAACCACCGTCGTTGACTTGTATTCGGGTTATGGGTTGGGCAGAGGTTCCCACGTCAAGGTTCAGCCATGAGCGGACGTCAGCGAGAAGTGCCAACTGGTCAGACATGATTGCTCTTTTCTATGAAGATTGCGTGAGGGAGGCTCGCCCGAGAGCAACTCCCTCACGCGCACCGAAGCGCACCCGCCGCGCAGGAGAGGGCGCGACGCCCCTGCTGGCCAGAGGAGGGACCGGAGGCAGTAGTCCCTCACGCTTCGGAAGGTTGTAGTTTTGCATGATCTTTAAACTCGCTAGGAGCGTTTGCAGGCTTAGGGGGTAGTTTACCCTTACCTAGCGTGTACGGACGCGTCCTAGCGACCCGTAGGCACGAGAAAACGGATCGTAGGGGGCGTTTTCAAGCGTCCCCTACGACTTCATACTAGGTTAGGAGTTGGCCACGTTGCTTATCAGCCCCATACCGTAGGGCACGTAAACCTGGCACATTTCCGCTGCGAAGATCGTGTTTCTCCAGTTCGGCGAAGTAGCAGGCCACAACACCTGGAAATAATCCCGCAGCGTCCGCACGGCACGCGCATAGGGGATGTTCGCCGACGGATACGGATTGATCTCCAGATCGAAGAAGATGTGCCCGTCGGGCATGTTCGGGTGGAGGTCAATGGGGATGGGCTTGCGTGCGCCCAGAGCGAAGCGGTTGTTGTACGCTCCGATGTAAGCGGCGCCCGAGAGGTTGCCGACCTCCCCTGGATTGTTGGCGACGTTGACGTGCCACTGGAAGTTGGTCGAGGTTCCGGCCGAGAGCATGATCTTGGTCATGCTATTGACAGTCCCTGAACCAGCGTAAATGCGCGTGGGGCTGATCTGGTAGTTGTCCCAGAAGTACTTCAGCGCCGTGTTGATCTCGTTGATGCCTCCTGCATCATCCGAAGTCAGAGCCGCACCATCCAGAGAAGCGAAGTATCCGCCTCCGGCAACAGCCTGAGTGATCAGGCCGTCGAACGAATACGGATTGGCGGAGTAGTTGGTGTCATACCCCGTGTGGTTGGCCACCTGGTAGTCGGAGTTCCCCGTGTTGTCGGTCGTCAGTGTGGTCACGTTGGTCGTAGAGACCTTGGAGAAGTACAAACTTCCCAGAGAGCTAGCAGACCCCAGGTACCAGACGTAAGCTGCCGCGCCCGGAATGGCGGTAACGGAAGCCGTGATGCTGCCAACGGAAGACGCCGAAGTGACGCCCGTGATAGCTGCCGAGATGACGCTGACCTTCGAGACGCCGCCGTTCATAGTCAGCGTGGTCGTATCCCCGTTGGTCTTGGTGTACGTGGACTGGGCGCCGATCTTGAACGTCGAAGCAGCGGTGGAAGCATTGGCGAAGACATAACCCTGATAGGTCAGGGCTGCCACCGCGATGTAGTAGTTCGACTGGGTTGCCAGGTAACCACCCGTGGTGTGGGCAGTTCCTGTGGGCTGAGCGGGCTGAGCAAAGCTCAATCCCACACCCGAGGTTCCGGAGTTGCCCCACAGCAAGCGAGGTTCTTCCTGGAGGATCATAGCGTCGAGCGCCATGCGCTGCTGAGCGGCGCGAACGTCTTCGTACCCGTAACCCGCCCACTCGGCGAACCACGTCACGTTGCCGTCCAGCGCGAGTAGCTTGTAGTAAGCCACCTTGGGGGAAACAGTCGGGGTGAGCAAAGCGCCCGACTGACCTTCCGAAGCCTCAGCCGGCACGTTGCCGGTGTTGGGGTTGGTGATTGCGTTCCAGTGGGCTGCAAGACCCTGACCGCCTTGGGAGTTGGTGGCGCCGATGCGGGGCATCCTCTGACGGATGGGGGCCAGCACGGGATACTGGAATTTGGCGCGTGCCTCCAAGTCATAGAAGACCAGGCCGTTCGACGTGTCGATGCCGCCTGCCTTCTGCAACTTGAGGAAGCGTTCGATTGTTCCTTCGATTTGCGATTGGAAATCCATTTCGCTTTTCCTTGATTCAGGTTGTTTCAGCTTCTCTCAGCACGCGTCAGGCGCGGTGGCTGACCAGGTCATGAATCCCGGAGAACGGGTCACCCACCTGGGGCTGTGCACTGCGCAGTGCCTTCTGAACGGCCTCGCCCTGCGCTTCGGCGAGTTTGGTGAAATCGGGGTTGGGAGTGACGCCGTCGGCCAATACAGGACTGACCGAAGACGGCGAAACTTCCGTACCGTTGGGTCCGGCGATCTTGATCATGTTGGCGTTGCCCGAGCCGTCGGCAGACTTCTCGACGGTGAGCGCGGTACGCATGGGTTGAACCGTAGTGGGAGGAGTCATGGCTCTCTCGAACCCGCCCGTGAATCCCTTGACCACTTCTTCGAGACGGCGATCCGAAGCTTTCTGCTGAGCCAGCATCTGCTTCTGCATCTTCTCCATCTGCCGTGACATAGCACGGAACATCTTGTCGGGATGGCGAGTAGCGGCTGCGATGCCTGCGTCCACTTCGGAGTTGGCTTCGTCCCCGTACTCCTCCAAGGAGCCGCTGATGTCTTCGTGCGCCTTGCCGATGCCTTCATGCGCCGTAATGGCTCCGGTGAGGGAGTCACTGACGGCCTTGTGCAATTCGCCCGTCTCGGCAGCTTTGCCCATGGCGCACTTTACGGATTCGACTCCGTCCTTCAGGTTGTCGAGATGATCGCCGAGCTTCTCATGCTGCTCGACGGCTTTGGCCAGGTGTCCCATGGCCGTTTTTACACAATCGGCGCGCTTTGCAAGACGTTCCGCGAAGAGTACGAGCTCATCGGGGGTGGCCTTCTTCAAGCGTTCCGCGAGTTTCTCTAGTGTGGGGTTGGCCATTAGGCCACCTCCTATTTCGGTTTTCAGTTATACTGCCAGCAACCTAAGCTATAATGCTCTGGTTGCCTTTTCCGCTGCATCTTCGCGGACAAGATCGTTGAATAACTTTTCTTACCTTACAACAGATGCATACCCTGCATGTTGGCTGGAAGATCATCTGGAACCGCCAGCCTGGAATTCGCAGTGTTCCAGGAGTAGCTGTTTTGGAGCAGTGTGAAGAGGGCGGAGGAAATTGAAGATCTGGAGACTCGCATGGGTTACTCATCGGAAGAGACTTTGTAGAATGGTGATTTGTGGAGGGAGGTGGTTGAGGCAGATTTCCATTTTCCTTCTTTACCTTTAGGATAAACTGCGGTTCCTATGAAACCGGTAGGTGCGTCAGGACCTGGGTGTATATCTATCGCCGTGTGAGAACGAAAGGTGTTTGCATGCTCCTGGAATTTAGATTCAGCCTCTGGTGTCCAAGGTTTAGATTCTAAATCTTTCATGCTCCTAAACGCTCGTTGAGCCTCAGGATGATAATCCTTCAAAGAGTGGCTAAGTGGTCTACCCTCAAACGTCTCTCCTGACTTTGCATCTCCAGATTTAGTGCTTCCTCCTGGCCTCCTCCCACTCCCCGGTCCGCCCTTGGCAAGATCGTTGAATAACTTCTCAAATCCTTCATGACGTGGAAGGAACATGCGTTCTAACTCTTCGTCATCGTCGTCCTCTGCGGCAACCTTCCGGTCGCAGGCGTCGCAGTAGTCGTCTTCGATATCTGCTCCGCAGTTGGGGCACTTGACGCCCTTGAACAGCGCCTTGACCAATTCGCCTTCCCCGTTCCACTTCTCACTGGGAAGGTCCATGCCCTCACTGGTGTAGAGAGCTTTCAACTGCGTGATGGCTTTGGCTTTGTTGGGACCGTCGTACTTGTTACCCCGATAGCCACCGTGAAGAGCCGCCCAAGCTCCCCCCATATGCCCATGGTCTGGCTTGCCGCTGTCATCGGTGTACGGCAGGTGGGTTGTACCATCGTCTTCCGTCACCAGGTACTTGACGGATTTGACTACCTTATCAGCCGGTCCACGAAAGTCCGTAGTCACTGAAGTCGGGTCGCTGTTTGTGAAGCTCTGCGTGAACGGCGCAGGCTGCGGAGGAACGCCAACTCCGACTGCCTTCTCGCACTTCTCACACTTGCCACTCGCCATGTCTCCGCCACACTTGGTGCATTTCTGGGCGGCAACAGCACGTTTGGAGTCGGCTTCGTTCTTGTGATGCGCAGCACGAGCCGTATGGAGCAGAGCACTGACGGGACTGTTGCCGTCCTTATGAACCTGGGCCGCAGCCGTATGCGCAGCAGCAGCTTTGTCATGAGTTTCGGGGGTTCCCTCCGCAAAAGCATCGTGGCTGGCGGCGTCGGCGCTGTAAGTTGCGGCTCCGAGAACGTCACCGTCAGCCTTTGCCTTGACGGCTTTGCCCCGAAGGATGTTACCGAAGTGCGGGGAACCATCCTCCGTCTTGCCGGCAGCGAAACGTGATGCTGCCGAACGAGGCTGGTCAGCGACCTTCTCAGCCTTCTCCGTTAGAGGTTTTTCCAGCCGTCCCTTGCGGCGTGAGAAGCCTGTAGAAACGGAAGCGAACTTACACAACTCCGTTGCTCCGTCCAGTTTGATGTGCTGAAACGTAGCTGAATGAATACAGGGATTGTCCACGATAGAGATTTCGGAGAGTTCAGGGGAGTATCTCATAACTCCTTTTTGCGTCGGATCTGGCCAGCGCTTCGCGTACGAACCTCCCACGGAGAAGCCCGTGTACACCCCCAGTGCGCACTTTTTGGCTTCTACTGGATCAATTATGTGGGTCGAAATGTTGACTGTCTTCCCCGCGTCATCAAAGTCCATTGCGGTGACCTTGCCCGCCGCAATCTTGCCATGCATGGAACGAATGTTACCGAGAGACTTCCCTTGGGAACGGTCACGGGTTTCATCGCGCCATTTCTCGAACTGAGGTTTCGAGAGTGCGTAATCGAGTATCTCCCGAGTCTTGTCTACGACTTCCGCAGCCGCCGTTCCATAGACCTCGCACGTGCCGTCGTCGTTTTCTTTGACCTTAGTGATCGGTGCGAAAACCAGGTTCTGCATGTTAGGCCCTCTTTTACAATTCAGGTTCAGGCTGCGTCAGCCGCGCTTCACAAGGTAACTTACCAACCCCAACTCGCCAATCTGATCCTGTTGACTTTCGAGCCAGTCGATACGTTTCTCGACTTGGTGGATCACGTCCTTCACGTCGTGGGCAGAGTCCGGGTCGGGAACGTTGTTCATCTGCTCATAGAACTTCTGCAACTGCGTGAGGTTTGCGGTCTCCGCTGCCAGAGCCCTGTCGAGTATCTCACCCACTCCATTGTCGCCGTAGTCGTCTTTGGCTTCTGTGGATGCCAGTGCGGGTTTGCCTTCCAGGAAGAGCATCTGCTTGATGAAACCACTGGCGGCCTCTTCGCAGTCTTCGCCGAACGCCCCGAGCTTGTGGCCCAAATGGTTCCAGGATTTATGCTTCAGGATCTTTGAAGCTAAGTGATATTCCGTTGCAAGACTCCAGAGCGCATTC